ATCCGGAACGTTGCGCTTGGCAGAAGATGAGACCGGATTGATTGTTGAAATTGACCCACCTGGGACCCAGTGGGCCAATGATCTACTGGTTTCGATTAACCGTAGTGATATTACCCAGATGTCCTTCGCCTTTCGTGCAGTTCAAGAACAATGGCAAAATGGCAAAAGCGTACGGACATTAATCGAAGTTGAGTTATTTGATGTTTCGCCGGTTACTTATCCGGCCTATCCTCAGACAGACGTCAAGTTGAGGATGTCCGCTGATGATATAACTGCTGTAAAAATAGCAGTTGGCGAAGTAATGGAAAGCTATTTACCCCAGGCCGAAACTAATCCAGACTTGGACAATCAGGGTGCTCACGATGATGGGCATGTTGGTCGTCTGAGAAAGGAACATGAACGAGAACTTGGGTTAGATAAAAATAAAATTAAAATAGGAGGTAAATCAAGGAAATGATAAATATCGAAACCTTGAAAAGCGAAGCCTTTGCCTTAAATGAAGAGGCAAGAAAAATCCATGAGAAGGCAGCAATCGAAAAGCGTGAATTCACTCCCGAAGAGGCTAAAGAGTACGAAGCCAAGATGGCCGAAGTCGATAGGTTGACTGAAGAGATTACCCGCGAAAGCAATCTTCAGAATTATCCAGTCGGCGTTGTGGCACATTGTATCGGTGCTGGCTCAGAAGTACCAGAGGAAGAGAAGCGTGCCAAGAGCAAGGCATTCTTCAACTGGATACGTAAGGGCATAAGGGACATTAGTTCCGATGAGCGCAGGGCATTGGTGGAAGATACCACCGGCCAGATACTTGTCCCTGAAGACCTGGATGCCGAAATTATCCGCAGTCTAGGTAAAATATCCGTGATGAGGAACCTGGCCACAATCAGACAAACTGGCCGAGACAGGGTGCGAGTCCGCAGTCTCACTGAGGTCAGTGTCGGTTGGGGCAAACTGGAAACAGGCGCGGTTATTCCTGAATCATCCATGACGCCGAGTGAAGCATACCAATATGTTGAAGATCTTTATGGTCTGTCAAAGATAGGCGCGGATGAACTCATGGATTCCGATGCCCAATTGCAGGCTATATTGGCCGATTCCTTCGCTAGAGCAATCGCCGAGGCTGAGGATACCGCCTTCACAATCGGTACGGGGCACACCTATTCACAACCGGCGGGCGTGGCAGTAAATGCTTCCATAAGCACGGTTAATCTGGATACAGCCGATGTTATCACGACAGATGACATGCTCGATGTGGAATATGAACTCCCGGCTCAGTATCTCGCCGGCGCTGCCTGGCTGATGAACCGGAAGACCGAAAAGGTTGTCAGAATGTTCCGACCAGCGGTTAATTCCGGTTATTACGGCAATTATATGTGGCAGCCGAGCCTATTGGTGGGGCAACCCAACAGTTTTGACAGCTTCCCCATCTACAATCAGGCCGACATGAATTATCCGGCTGACAGCGTAGCCTTGAAGAACGAAGTTATCTTCGGCAATTTCAAGGCTGGTTATCGGATAATTGACCGCATGGGCATTACCTTACAACGGCTAGACGAACTCTATGCCGAGGCAGGGCTTGTCGGGTTTAAGGTACACAAGCGAACCGGTGGCGGAGTCATCAGGACTGACGCTTTCCGGGCACTCATAAATCCCAGCTAACTTTGACGGGGTGGTGAGGAGCCACCCCCTATCAAAAAATAAAAAAAGAGAGGTAAAACAAAATGACTGCAAAATTACACAGAGTACATATTCCGAATGTGGGGGAATGTATGGTTTCTAAGGGATCAGGGTATCCTTACGCGGATGCTTCCCTAATATGCCCATCAGGATTTGATATTGGCGATGAGATCAGATTCGGCAAGAAATCATTTACTCTCGCCAAAACTGGCGGTGCCTTAACCAGTATTGGACTTGGTGCTAAGAATGGGTTGCAGCAAGGCGTAAAACAATGCGCCTTGACCGTAAATGCGGCAATCGGGGCTACATCAGTTACATTATTGACCGTTAGCACAGATGGCGCTGCGGGGACTGGTCTTATTGCCTTAGATGAATTCAAGGGCGGTGAGATCGTTTTATTCAAGGCAGGGGTTGATACACCGGTGAGGCGTGGCATTACTGGCAATACAGCACGCGCCGCTACTGGTTCAGTTGCAGTGACCTTCAACCTGGATTCCCCGTTGAATATTGCGCTCACTACATCAGATGCCGGAGAGGCAATGCAGAACCCCTGGTCTTATGTAGTGCATGACACCGAGATCGGGCATCCGGTTGTGGGTGTACCAACAGTCTCGGCTTCCGCTGCCAACATGTACCTGTGGTTACAGACACGAGGACTTTGCTTTGTATCACCACAGGCTTTGGTAGGCGTAGGAGGCGCAGGAATAGGCTGTTACTGGAGGCATGACGGCTCGATAGATGTCTATGCAAACATCGGGACCTATGTCTCCACACAGTATGCGGGCTTTGTTGTTGCTGAATCACTGACCCATACACAAGGTGCTCCATTCTTCTTCTTGCGGATCGACTAAAGGTGAATTTATGGAAGCAAAAAAACAGTTTTATCACCCTTTCAGTAAAACTTGGTTTGCAATAGGCGATAAGGTGGATTTTTCACCGGAGCAAACTGCCGCCTATCTGGAATCAGGATTTATCGGTGAGGGGAAAACCGAAAAGCCTAAAGAAACCAAGGAATCCGAGGAGAAACCTAAAGTGAAGAAGCCCGAGAAAGAGACAAAGTAATGAGGTAATAGGAGGCTGGCTAATCACCAGCCTCCTAAACTTCAAGGAGGCAATATGGCAGCAAGACAATTAGTTTTAATATTTCAATGGGAAAATACTAAATCCTTTCAATTGTTAGCCCAAGAGCCAGGGATGGAGAACTATCTTACTATTGTTCGTGTTGAAGAGAACTCCGATCTTGCGTCTTTGTGGCATGATGTTCAAGATATCTGTGAAAAGTATTGTCTTCAGCAAATAAAACAAATCGGTAATGAAATGAAGGAATAACCATGAAAGTAGAAATACTCAAAGATGCCGGTACGCCATATGGCTTTCTCCAGGAGGGCAATATAATTGAATTACCGGATGATGTGGCCGAATCATGGTGTAGAACCAAATTGGCGAAACATATCAGGGAAAAACCCGAAACCGCCACAGCCGAGCCGCGGGAGAATGCCATGATACCCACGGTTGAAAGGCGCAAGAGAGGGAGACCCAGAAAAAATGAAAACAATACGATATAAAAGCGTTATCATCGATGGTGCCGATAAGACAGGGCAAATAGAGCAGGTTTCAGATGAGATAGGTCAAAGATTAATACAGCAAGGCTATGCTGAATCAGTCGGCGTTGTTGAAGCTGGCCCCGATATAACCAAAGTTGCTGAAGCCGAGACATCTGTTAAAGAACCCAAGTCAGAAATAAGGGAGACTAAGATACATGAGCCCGAGGATACAAAGATTAGGCCGGAAGAGGATACGAGCGAATGGAAACCCGGAGATGCTGATAATTTAATGCCTATTCCAGAAAGGAAACCCAAGAAGGGGAAACGATAATGGCACTCAAACTACATACAGCTCCTGCTATTGAGCCATTGACTTTGGCCGAGGTTAAACTTCATCTCAGGTTGGACTCAGGGACATTTGCCGATGATATCACCACGATTCAATCTATTGCCCCTGGCGCCCATGTGGTAGCAGCTGCTTATTCCTTGCTGGGCAGTTCGGTTGAAGTTCTGGGTTATTCGGTGCTTGTGAATCTTATCGTTGGCGTTAGTGAGATTGGTGGGAAGGTAGATGTCAGACTTCAACATTCCGATAACGGTTCAACCTGGACGACTTTTGCAGACTTTGATCAGGTGACTATATCGGCCACAGGTATCATCTATGAAAAAGCCTATACAGGTACAAAGCGTTATCTCCGCGCCGTGGCGACTGTGGCTACACATACCTCTGACTTCGGGGTAAATATTATCAAAGGTGGAGCAGTTGGGGTTGAGGATGATTTATTAACCCGGCTGATCACCGCGGCCCGGGAAGATTGCGAAGACTTCCAACGGCGCGCGTATATTACCCGCACCTATGAATTATGGCTGGATGCCTGGCCGACTGGAGACAAGATTACAATTCCTATGCCGGTTCTCCAGGTCGTGAACAGCATCACTTATTTTGACACAAATGGTGATGACTATTTAATGGACGATGGTGATTACATTGTCGATATTGAGAATGAACCCGGGCAGGTAGTGCTGGCTTATGGTAAGGCATGGCCGTCGATAACTTTGCAACCGGTCAATGGAATCTGTATAGAGTTCGATAGCGGATATGGGAATACAGCAGCGGAAGTACCAGCGGCCGTTAAACAGGCCATGTTGTTACTGATCGGTCATCTATATGAGAATAGGGAATCAGTGACTGATAAAAGTATGACGGTATTGCCCATGGCCGTCGAATCGCTACTCTGGAAAAATCGGGTATTTTAACATGAAATCAGGAGATTTGCGCCATCGAATTGTCTTAGAGCAGCCTATAAGGTCTAAAAATACTATAGGCGAGCAGATAGATACATTTACTACTGTAGCCACTGTGTGGGCAGCCGTAGAGCCACTAACGGGGACATGGCTGTTTCAGGCCCAACAGGCCGATTCTAAAATAGCTGGACGAGTGAGGATTCGCTATCGAGAGGATATTAAACCGACCTGGCGCATCAATTTTGAAGGACGATATCTCTCCATGGTCTCAATTTTAAATCCAGATGAGCGCAAAAAAGAACTGATCATCATGTATTCGGAGAATCTAGATTGAAAACTACAGTTAAAATAGAAGGCACAGAAGAACTAGAAGCTAAAATTGTCCAGCTCAATAATGGCATGACCGGGAAGAAGATTAGTCACAGGATCCTGCCGCTGGCCAAAGAAGTTGCTGACCATATACGAGACGGGACCCCGCGGGGCCCGACGGGAAATTTAAAGCGGTCAATTATAGCCAAAGAACTCACCCCCCGCGAATCGGTGGGGACGGTGATTGTGGCTGTGGATAGAAAAATAGCTCCACACGCGCATCTTTTGGAATTCGGGACGGTCCGGATGAGCCCGCATCCATTTTTTAGGCCAGGGTGGGACTCTGTTAAGGACCATGTATCAAGAGAATTCAAAGAGGTTTTGAAAGGTCAGGTTGAGGATTCGGCTAAATGATAGAACACGCGATACAATCTCTCGTCGCAAGTGATAGCGCTGTAATAGGTTTTGTGGGCGATAGAATTTACTACATGACAGCTCCACAAGATGTCTCATTTCCCTATATTGTAATTTTCAAAGTCTCCAGCACGCGAGAACATTGCCATGAAGGATTTTCTAACCTGACACATTCCCGGATTCAGTTTTCTATCTTTTCAGAGACTTATTATAACGGTAAACAGATCGCAGATGCTATTAAAACTGCTTTAGACGGCTATAAGGGGACTTCGGAAAGTACATCTATTCACTCCTCTTTATTCGATGGTGAAAGTGATGGGTACGAGACCGAGACCTTTTATATAACGCTGGATTTTATGGTCTGGCACGAAGAAAACTAAGGAGGTATTAAGATGACAACTTCAGCAATAGGAGCATTTGGAGTGACGCTGACCAGGGCTACCCATGCAATAGCCGAAATTACTAATGTGAGTGCCCCGGAATTATCTCTGGATACTCTGGATGTCACTTCGCACGATTCACCCGATAAATTCAGGGAGTATATCGGGACGGTCTTAGATGGCGGGGAGGTCACCATGGAAGGTAACTTCTTGGCCGGAGATACTAATGGTCAAGTTGCACTTTTAAGCGACATGCTCGCCAAGACTAAGCAGGCCTTTGTCTTGACCTTTCCCACGGAAGTTACGGCCACATGGACATTTTCTGCCCTTGTGACCAAGTTTAAGGCCGGCGACTTTCCTGTAGATGGGAAAGTTCCATTTTCCGCCAGTTTAAAGATTACAAGCAAGCCAACTTTGGCCATTGGTGCATCAGTTGGTTTAACCACCACATTTTTCTCAATCAGTGAGAGTGCGGTCATTGTGCCAGCTCCGGCTAATGCTGTCTATGAATATGTAGCCACTGTGGTTACTGCCAAAATCTCGGTGACGGTGACCCCGATTGCCGCGGCTGGTGTTATCACAGTTAATGGCAATGTGGTGACTACCGGGGTGCCATCTAGTGCTATTATCCTTGGAGCTGCCGGGAGTGTGACGGACATAACTATCGTGGTCACAGAAACAGGCAAGGTGGCGAAGACCTACGTGATACACGTGGCCAGGGCATCAAGTTAAAAGTATTTCTCAGGAAATAATTGAAGGGGGAGCTTCGGCTCTTCCTTCTTTATTTAGGGAGGTTTCATGGCCGAAACAATGCAACCGATAACTATTCAGCTAGATAAGGAACGTCATTTAAAGCTTACATTAGGTGGAATGAGGCGATTCCAGGAGGAAACAAAAAAGAGTCTACTAAAAGGGCTTAATGCAGAATCTATGACCGAGGCCGATGCCATCGCTTTAATTTGGGCTTGTCTGATATGGGAGGATAGGGATTTAAAAATAGAAGATGTCGGGTATATGTTAGATCCGGGCATCTACAATGAAATAACCGAAAAGATAATTGAATCCTGGGGCAAGAAGGAAAACTCATCCCCTTCTCCGAAGAGCCGCTCGGTTGGCCAGAACTCTGGGCAATAGGGCGGCATGACTTAGGATTATCGGAATCAGACTTTTGGGATTTGACACCTGTTGAGTTCAGTCTACTTTGCGACCGCCATAAAGTTCACTTAGAACGGTTAGATTATCACACAGCTTTGATATGCGCGGTAATGGCAAATTGTTTTCGGGACCCGAAAAAGAAAGCGTTTCAACCAGAAGATTTTATGCCCAAAACAAGAAAAATACAGAAACCAGAGGAAATGTTGAACACTATAAAGCAATATCAAGCATTGTTTGAGGTATACGATGGCAAATGAATTAGCCAGACTTTTTGTCACCATCGGGGCTAATACCGATGAGTTTAAGAAGGGCATGGAGGGCATGAATGTCGATATAAGAAAAATCGGCATTGGCATGACCGCTGCTGGTGCAGCCATTACAGGCTTTTTGGGGCTTGCCACCAAAGCAGCAGCCGATGAGCAAGTTGGGATAGAACGCCTACGAGTAGCAATGGACAATGTGGGATTGGCTTATGGTGGAGCTACTGGTGAATTAGAAAACTGGATAGATAAAACCCAACAAGCTACGGCCTTTGAAGATAGTCAACAACGAGAGGCTTTATCAACTTTAGTTCCGCTTACCAAGGATTTATCCAAAGCACAGGAACTTCTTGGTATTGCCATGGATGTGGCCAGATGGAAAGGTATGGACCTGGTTACTGCCAGCGAACTTATAAGCAAAGTCTATGCTGGCAACCTGGGCATGCTCACTCGTTATGGAATTATTGTTGACAAAAATGCCACTTCTACTGAGGCACTAGCACAAGTTCAGAAAATGGCCGCGGGGCAGGCCCAGGCTTATGCCCAAACTGCTGCCGGTCAAATGGAACTTCTCAAAAATAACATGGGCGATGTTATGGAGGGGATTGGTGGAGCTTTGATTCCACTTTTGTCTGATTTATTTAAACGAATTCAGCCCGTTCTTGAAGGTATAAAGGAATGGATTACACAAAATCCAGGATTAACTAAGACCATCGTAATTATAGTGGCCGCCATAGGTGGTTTATTGATGGTACTCGGACCACTATTGGTGCTCCTTCCTGGAATTGTGGCCGTTTTACCATTCTTGGGGGGCGCCTTAGCAGCTCTTACCGGTCCTGTAGGAATTGCCATTGCTGCCATAGCTGCACTGATTGCCATAGGGGTCTTAGTTTGGAAAAACTGGGATACCATCTCTGAAAAAGCAAAGGAAATATGGGGTGGGATCGTCAGTTTCTTTAAGGGTATCTGGAATGCACTTGTCTCAGGATTTGAGAATTATGTCAATATTTACATTAACGGTATCAATTCTATTATCGGGTTAATTAACAAGATCCCTGGTGTGAACCTCAAAACAATTCCTACACTAAACTTAGGTAGCATTAAGGCCTATGCAAGTGGAGGCGTAGTACCCGGTGCTATCGGCGAGCCTCAACTAGCCCTGGTACATGGTGGAGAAATGATAACTCCCCCCGGGGCTTCCGGGATAACCAACAACTTCAGTATTTCCCAGTTGATAGTACGCGAGGAGGCAGACATTCAACGCATAGCGCGGGAATTATATCGAATGCAGCAGGTGAGATATGGCTAGTCTGACCTATAGAGGAACCGATCTTAGCGCCTATGGGCTTATTGTGACACGACATGATATACCTATGAACCATGGCGCAGATAGTGTTCAACTCCAAGATAGGTCTTTTGCCGGTGATAGTAAAATATTACCCAAAACCATATCCCTGGACATTGTGATATCGGCTGCTGATGCAGCAACCCTGACATCACGTATTGATAGCATCAAACGGTTGCTGAATACCCAGATTGATGAAGAACTTATTTTAGACGCACTTAATGACCGGTATTGGTTGGCGCGCTTCAGTCAATTAAGTGGAGTATTTCTATCTGCTGATGTATTTAAAGGAACCCTGGACTTTATCTGCTTTGATCCTTTCGCCTATGCGGTCGCCCCGAGTTCAGATGCTACCGCGATAGCAAATGCCGTAGCTGATAATGCGGTTATTTTCACAGGGGGGAATGCTTTAATCCGCCCAGTCTACACAATACTCTCGGATGCTATCAGAGTCGGCACAAACGTAATTCTGCACAGTGATAATACAGACGAAGAGATAGAGTGGACTGGAAATTTAGCGAATGGGACTGTTTTAGTTTTCGATACTGCTCTCTGGGTAGTGAAGAAAAATACTGTCGAGGACATGGCAACGGTCGATGGTCAGTTCCCGACTTTAGTACAGGATACCACTAATTTAATTTTAACCGCAGGTTTCACGGGGACTTTAACCGTTACCTGGAGGAACCGATATTGTTAAGGAGGATTTATGCCAGAGAAACATGATAAGCAAGGAATCAAGTCGAATATCCACATTGTCCTTACTGGCCCGGATGGCAAGATAAAGGACGAGCGGACGCCTGAGACATTACACAAGAAGGAGGTAGACAATGAAAAGAACATTAACAAAGAGGGCTAGGTTCCCAATTAAAGGCCAGTTCCATGCAGAACTATTCGGCCCGGATGGCAAACTAAAAGAGGTCAGGGATTTAGAGAATCTCGTTACCGAGCT